CTTGACAGCCATGCCCAGCCGCTTCTCGCCACGGATCGAGATGAGGTTCTTCTCGAAGTCGTCGGCGTTCTCGGTTGAGATCACGACATTGGCATCTTCGCGATCGAAGATCTGCGCCGCGTCGCGGAAGCCGCCGGTCAAGAACTTGCCAAGGAACTGCGCAATCTCGGTTGGCACCACCGGCAGCGCCCACAGGGTCGGCCCGAGCAGCCCCAGCGGATTACCGAGGATGTAGCGGCCGAGCGTGTCCTTCTGCAGTTCGATCTTGGCCCAGTCGATGAAGTGCAAGACGTGACCGGTAGCCGGAACGCGAGCAAGTTGAGCCTGTAGCATGGCGAGGCGCAGGTCGTCGATACCCGACTGCCTCTCCACCTGGAAGGCCGGCGAGAACTCCGACGCCTGCGGCACGATGCCGTGCAACGACGCGCCAGTGCCAGAGCCGAACAAGATCTCAAGCTCTTCAGCGAGGTCGAGGCCGTACCGCATCTCGGAATCGATGAGGCTGGCCAGTTGATCGAAGTCATCAAGCACCTGCTTCGAAGCCTTGAACATGTGCGCGATAGTCGCCACGGCCTGGATCTTGGCCTCGAACTCGATTCCCGAGTACGGCTTGCTGGCGCCTTCGGCAACGGCACGAGCCGCATTGACGAAACCGGTCTGTTGCACATAGAAGATGGCATTCGACTTCGTCTTGCCCGGTGCAATCAAGCTGCGCACGAATACGCGCTGGCGGGGCCGGCCCAGGACGCCGAGCTGGCGATCGGGCTCGACGGTGCTCGGCGGCAGATCGGAAGACAGCAGCGCCGCGCTGACCGGCACTGACAGGCGCTGACCGGATTGGATGCTCTTGGCGAACGGCTCCAAGCGCTCGGAGGCGATCACCTCACCGCCGAGCGACCGGGCGCCAACCGGCTGACCGCGCGTCGGCAGCTCCGCCACGGTCTGCTCGATTCCCGTGAGTTTGGCTTCCAGCTTGTCATGCACTCCTTTGAGCGCGTTGAACTCCGTGGCCACCTTGTCGACGGAAGCCTTCATTTCTTTCGACAGGTCTCCGGCATTCTTTGCTTCGGTCATGGCCTTGTCGGCGTGCTCGGTGAACTTCTTATCCGCGGCCGTCAGCTTTGCGGTAACTTCTTCGAGCAACTGCTCGATGGACTTGCTCATGAGGATAGACTCCTATTACACGTTTGCGGCCGCCCCGAATCGGTCCGTGACCGACTGCAGCGCAGCCATGGTTTCAGCCGAGACGGCCGGTTGATTGCCGCTGATACGCGGCGAGAACTGAAGGTCGTTGAGCACCTTGCGGCGCTCCGCGAGCGGCATGCCCTGTTTAGCGAGTGCGACCCCTACCCGGTGCAGAGCTTCCGCCTGGCGGTTCGAATCGGTGTCCTCTACCGGATCGCTCGCCAGGTACCCATCGGCAAAGCCTTGCTCGATCGCGTCAGATGCGGTCAGCCAGGTTTCCCGGTTCATCATTTCTGCTACGTCACCCGCAGCCAGGCCAGTGCGTTGCGCATAAATGTCAGCCATCGAGGCATCGAAGGGCTTGAGCCATTCTGCGACCTCGACGAGAGCATTTCGATCGCCGGCCGCCCAAACCTGGCCGTTGTGAATCATGTAGAAGCCGGAGCGGGCGATCTGGATCTCGTCGGCGGCCATAGCAATGAAAGATGCGGCGGACGCCGCAATTCCGAGGATCTTGACGGTGACCTTTCCCTCGTATTCACGCAGCAGGCTGTAAATTGCCAACCCTTCGAAGAGACTCCCGCCGGGCGAGTTGACCAACACATCGACGTCCTTGCCCCCGATGGAACGGAGCGCCGCTGAGATGCGCCTTGCGGTCACGCCCTCGCCCGTCCAGGGATCAGCGCCGATCGGCTCAAGAATCGTGATGGACGCGTCGCTCTTGTCAGTAGCAGCCACCGAGATTGATGGGCGCCAAGATTCCATCGCCCGAGCGCTCAGCTCGAATCCCACGCCGGCGCGAGCGCCGACAGCCGGCGCAGCCGGCAAACTCTTATTTCCCATGGATATTCCTTAGACAGCGTCGGCCGTTGCGGCCGACTCCTCAACTACACCGAGCCACGCCTTGAAAGCAGCGCGCACGCGCTCGCTCTCTGCGCCGATTTCCCCGAGCTTTTCCAGCGCGACGAGGTTCGCCTGCACCGTGTAGATCTCGCCACCCTCAATGGGCGCGAGGTTTTCCTTGGCCCGCACCTCATTTCGGTTCAGCCAACCATCCTGCAGCCCGAAACGGTAGTAAGCCGCGCGGCCGGCACTATCAGCACGCAGCAGCCCCTCGACTGAAAACTCCGCGAACACGTCGCCCGCGCTCTCGTCCTCGACCAGGCATCGCAGGATTTCCTGCTCGATGTTCACCAGCAGCGGACGCAGGCAACTCGTCAGAAAGTGCAGGTTCTGACTTTCAACGCTCGAGGCCCAACTACTCTGCTTGTCCATATGCCCGATCATGAACGGGGGGACACCGAACCACCGGCAGATTTCTTCGACGTTATATGAGCGGGTTTGGAGCATCTGAGCCGCTTCAGGATTCATCGTGATCCCGTGGTACTCCATACCAGCCTCGAGGACCATGAGCTTGCCCGCATTCTTGGACCCGACGAACTTGTCGACCTCCTTGCGAACGCGCTCACGCTGAGCGTCTTTCAGCAGGCCGGCATTGTGCGTAATGAATCCCGATGACTGCATGCCGTTCTGGAACACCTTTCCCGCCGCCTCATCAGCAGCCATCGCGGAGCCGATCACGTCCCGACCAAACTGCACCGGATGCAGCCCCGCAACGCCGTCGACGCCAAAGCCACGTATGTGCATGATGTCGTCCTCCCGAATCGAGCGCTGCTTTCCGTTCTCCGTGTACGTGTATTCCAGACGCCCCGAGTCACTGCGGCGCACGCGCATGTTTTGTGGCAACAGAGGCAAGAGAGACACAACGCGTCGACCTATGCGACGCTTTTCCACGAAAGCATTACCGCGCAGGAGAATGCTCGCGACGACTTGATTGATGAAGCGTGATGGCGTCATTTCCCTATTCGGCCGCCGCGCCAGCAACCTGTACAGATCGTGGTCCTTAGCCAACTCGCGAGATCCGTCTGCCTTCGTGCGATACACCCGCAACGGCAGCGTAGCGACCGTCGTAGACAGCAGCCGCACGCAGGCCATGACCGACGAGAGCTGGAGCGCTGCGTCTACCGTGACTGACTTTCCGCTGCTCGAGGTTCCCATCCACTCGCGCCAAAACTCGGCACTCGTCAACTGGATGGGCACACCGAGCCAGTCCAGCAGCGCAGCTCGCACTCGGCCCGGCTTCTTTTCCTTTGCCATTACACACCCGCCATAATTGGATTATCTGAAAAGCCGTCGCCATCCTCCGGCACGTGAACGGCCGCCCGGCTCAACGCGAGCACGGTCGCAACCGCAGGATCAATTCGACCCTTCTGTTTGGACTTCTTCTTGTCCGGCCTGAAGTTTCCATTCGAGTCAAACAAGAGGGACACGTTGCCGATCGCCGATCGCAGCGCCGCGTTGCCGCCATGGACGATGCGCTTGCTGTAGATCAGCTCCTCAAGCTTCTTGGATCCCGGGTACATGCCTTGCGTCGTCTGCGGAACATCGACCAGCGTGATTTCCTCCTCTGCAAGCTCATTGGCCAGATGCGTTGCGTTCCACGTGTCGTAGGCCAACTCGACCATGTCGAACATCTTTGCCGCGCGCAGGATCTGCGCTTTCATCGGCTTGTAATCGACGACGTCGCCCTCCGTTACGTGCAGCCATCCCTCCGACTCCCACCTGCTGTACGGTGCCGCGTCCGCATGTTCGGCTTCGTCCACCTTCGCGCGCGGACAGTACGTCCACACAAGCACGTACCAATTTGGATCGCCATCCACGGGCGGGAAGACTAGAGAGAACGCCGTCAGGTCGCGCGTCGCAGAAAGGTCCAGCCCGCCGAAGCATCGCCGGCCCAACAGCTGGCTGATCTTCACTTCTACCGCACCTTTGTCCCACTGTGCGATGTCTATCCAGCCTTCGGCGTCGTTGCACCAAAGGTTCAAGTCCTTCGTCTTGAAGTTCGCCAGCGCGGACGGCAAGGCCTTCGCCTTGCGCGCCATGTCGCGCATGTAGTCCAGGGTCTTTGACCGGCCCAGGCCAGGATTCGCCTTGATCCACACCGCCTCATCGAACGGGTCATCATCCTTATCCAGCGTGTAGACGTAGCCGAAGAAGCTGTCGTCCTCTCGCTCACCGCGCAGCAATGAGATCAGGTACGACCTGACCTCGGTGCAGATGCCGTCAAGGATGAATCCCGCAGTGGTGATCGCGGAGAGCAGCGGCTGCTCCCGTGCACCGAAACCTGATTCAAGAACGTCCCATTGTTCGCGGGACCGCTGCGCGTGAAGCTCGTCGTACAGCACGGCAGACGGGTTGAAGCCGTCCTGCGCGTCTGCGTTGCTTGCGATCGGCTTGAACACTGACGCGCCCGACTCGATCCGCTCCTGATTCTGGCCTTCGAAAATCCGGAACGACCGAGCGACGCCTGCTGACTTCCTTGCCCACTTTCGGAAGTTCTCAAACGCCGGTCTGAAGACCGTCATCGCCTGCTCGCGCGTCGTGGCAACCGCATACACTTCGGCGCCGGGTTCACCGTCCATCATGAACAGGTACGCACCCTGCGGCGCCTTCCACGTCGACTTTCCGTTCTTGCGCGCAACCTCCTCGTAGGCACGCGTGAATCGCCTAAAGCCTGAGCCAGCTTTGCGCCAGCCGTACAGCACCGCTGTCCAGAACTTCTGCCAGGGATCGAGCAGGATCGGCTGCCCAGCGAGCCGCCCCTTCACGTGGACGAAGTACTTTTCTATGTACTCGATCATGTGCCAGGCGTGAGCGGGGCTGAAATACAAACCTCGCTTTGCAGACGTCTGCAAATCTCGGTAGTGCCGCTCGACGGCCAGCATCACCAGCTCGCCGACCACCAATTCGCCACGCAGAACCGGCACGCCATACTCGCGGTCCCAAATCTCCCACGCATGCTCGGGTGGGATGAGCTTTAGGCGGCGCTTGGGCGGCTTCGGCCGTGCTCGACGAGATCGCCGAACAGATCGTCCTGGCCGCCCTCCCCGATCTTGCTCTCCTTGAGCCGCGCCTCGACTTGAGACATTACCGTCATACATGCTTCAGGCAGATCCCGTTTGAGTTGCTCGGCGTTCTTACGCTCGTTGTAGCTGTGCGGGAGTTCGTAGCGGTTTCCGTCTTTGGAGATCGCGTAACGTCCTTCACTCTCGCAGAGCGCCCTGTCCTTTACCCATGCGCGGATGCACTCGACCAGAAGGGTGAGCTGCATGCCCGCCGCAGTGATGTCGCGTTTGCTGGCGATGAGCTGGTCGCACAGCCACATGTAAATGCGCCGCCATTCGGCATCGACCTTGATCGAGGGAGGCGGCGTCGGCAGGTCAACGCCGAACTTCGGCGAGCGCCATGCGTCGGACCCACCCCCGCCCTGAATGACCCCCAGGGGAGACTTTGTTTGATCCATCGTGACTCCAAATGTTGATGAGGGATCACGCGAAGCGTTTACTGTGCTTTCGATGCGTCAGAGGGGCTGCTATTTCACCCCTCCCCCCCTTTTCCGAACCTTTCCCATAAAAATTCGACTGGGCGCTCGGTCCCGACGCAAATCGCCGCGACTTTTGACCCCCCTACCCCTTCCGGATCGCCCCGTGCAAACGTCTGCACGCCGCTCGCCTACCCGACCCGCCGCCGGTTGCCGAACGCCCCGTCCTCCCGCGCCGTCTTGCGCGAGTGGCAACGCCAGCACAGCGGCTGCCAGTTGGCGCGATCCCAGAACAGCACGCGCGCGGCCAGGATGCGATCTGTGTCTTCTGATGCCAGTGCCTCCGCCAGCCGGTGCGGCACGATGTGGTCAGTGACCTCTGCGGCAGTCACCCGGCCCTGTGCGGAACATGCACAACACAGCGGGTTGTTTCGCAGAAAGCCCTGGCTGGACTTCGCCCAGCGATGACCGTACCCCCGGCTGGCGGCGCTGCCGCGCTCGCGATCCTTCTCGCGGGCGGCTTCCTGTTGGGCTGGCGCATGCCGCTCGCAATAGCCGCCGCCGCGCACGAGCGCTGCACACCCCGGATGCAAGCACGGACGAGGACGAGCTACAGGCATAGAGGCACCAAAAGAAAAGGCCCGGCATGAGTGCCGGGCCTTGTTGGTGGAGCGCTTATGACGCAAGCTCCGCAGGAATGTAGCGGATACTATCAGCGCTCAGGCTACATCACTTAATTCTGATTGTTACTGCGCAATTGTTCCGCACGTTCCTTACGGGCCTTGAACCACTCTTCTATACGGCTGTCCGCCTGAGCAAGTCGACGCTGCAAGGTTATCTTGGTAATGCCGAGTTCTTCGGCAATTCCGTCAAGAGTCCCCTCCGATGTGTGCCAGGTCGAGACTGCCGCCTTTAGCTCGTTGGGCAGCCTCGCGACCGCACTGTCCGTCAATCCGCATTCGATGTTGTCGATTGGCACGTGCGAACGTCTGCGCCCTCCTTGTGCCACCGAGTCTGCCAGACGGGCGAGGACGGAGCCGCCCAACCTCGATGTGCCGGCCAACAGCCACACCCCCCAATTATCGAGTCGCTCACGGACCCATGGAATTCGCTGCAGGCCGCTCACGATTGCCCGCCGTAACGCTCGCGCTCAATGATCGCCTGTTGTATGCGTGACCGGTATTGCTCTGCCGACTCGCCAGGTCGCGCGGAACCTATACCAACCTCACGCCCCTTCTGATCCATCAGCGCATGTGACGTCCACCAGGCGGGGCCCCGTGCGGGCTGCGCCGCTGGCCGTTGAACGGGGATCACTATCTCATCCTCCCACCTCGCACCATTCAGCCAGGTTGCCGCGTGCGGGATGAACTGAGAAGCGGCCCGCGTCGCGTTCCAGAACTGCACGTGCTTCGGTACAGCCTCGATCGCCGCTAGCCGCTGTCGCGCTTTCAGCTTGGACCATGCGCGCTCTGCATCCTTCTTGGAGACCTTCCTCGGCCACAAGGACCAGAACGCCGCGAAGTCCTGACCTTCCGCTGCGGATTTTCGGCCCGCGCTCGCGGAATTTTCTTGCATGCTCAGAATAAATGCTGTCATGTGATACCTCAGCAGTTGAGAGGTTTTAACCATTGCTTCGTTGGTGAGATGGGTGCGAATGGGCAGAGCTCCCCCTACCCGCTTGTGGATAACAGGAGCAATGCCCACCCTTGCATTTGCCTCGCCGGAGCCGACGGTATGCATCAGGGCGTCCTGGCGGATGTACGCCCCAGGACTTGGCCAGACTGTCAGCACCCGTACAGGCACTCCTACCCGCGCTCTAGCCTTTCGCACCCACGCTGCCCCTTGGGATCGGTTTGGGGCACTGCACCGAGGGATAACCGCGTATTCAGCCTCTTCGTCCCTCGGCTGCAGCCACTCACGGTGGCTGACTTTGCTTCTTGATATGCATGACCTCTCCATGTCGCCAAAACGGCTGGCGTGCGGGATCCGGGCGCCCAGCGGCGTCCAGTCTTGACGGGTGGTTACGCGGTAGCGCAATCAGGTAGGCGTGCGAGCGGCCGTCCGTCGTCTCGACGACGATGATCAGATCGTCGTCGGCCATACGCCGGCATGCGGCCTCGAAGTCGAGGAGGCGCTTGAGCTCGTCACGGCTGTAGTTCCGCGTTCCGCATTGGAAGTACTCCGCCGGGCCGGGCGGCCCGCGCCCGAGACGTGGTGGTTCGCGCTGGTGCGCAGGTTGCGAACTTTCCCGCTTCTCCTGTCGACGTGAGGATTGAGCCTGTACCGCAGCGTGGCCGAACAGATCACGCGGCATCGTGCCTCCCATGTTCCCGGCAGGCGGGGAAGAGCGGCTGACTCAATTCGGGCGGCGACACAACGGAATACACGGCGACGGCGCGCCAGGAGCCGCCCTCGACAATTGAGGAATGCACGTGAATTCGTCCAGCCACGCGGAGCCAGTAGCAAGCGACAACAACGCGACGCACGGGCTGCTCCAACTCAGCCGCGAGTCTCGCAGCTGTAGATGGCGCTACGCCAAGGCGTTGGAGGATCTGCCGCGCAAGGGGACCGAGAGGCCTAGCCATCACAATCCCGCCGCTTGATGGTCCGTTCAATCATCATCGCGACCTTCGGCAACCCGAACCGTGACGCCCTGCTCGGAAGCACGTTGCACGTTTCTCACCAGGCGCAGCAAAAGCTGCACCTCGGCATACGCGATCTCTGTGATTTCGTCGGCCTCGCGAGGAGCTATCCTGCGGTCGGCGATCGCCCTTGCCAAAGCACCAGAAATGAGCCCGCCTTGCTGCGTCAGCTCGAAGCCCTTCTGCACGATCGCGGTAATCTCGCACGGCCAGCGCCCGCCAGCTGGTGGCGCGTCAAGCTCGATAGCGACCAAGCCAAATCGCGCGCACAGCGCTTTCAACCAGTCAAAGGCATACTCTTTGGCCGCGTGGTCTCGCAGCAGATATTCAGTGATGAGCTCGGCATCTTCGATGGGCATGCGCTCACTCGGCGAGGTGCCATCCAGCCGCTTATAAAGCGTCTTGGCCGCGATCTTGCGGTCGCGGTTGCCGGCTGCCCAGACGCAGAATCCCTGCACTCCATCGGACGCACGCCGCAGAGCGTTGTAGAGCGCGCCACGCCAGTGGCCGTTACTGTGTCGCTTTGTCATGTTCCCAACGCCCCACCGTTTGGCCGGGTCGTCAGCCGCCCTACCGCTGGCATCACCCGAAAATCAACCTTTTTTCTCGTATGCATTGCGCACGCCTCGGCGTACGCTTCCTTCCACTGGCTTAACGAATGCGAGGGAGAAGCGCAGTGGGTTCTAAGGTCATGGAAAATTTGGACGGCTCCGAATCGGCGATCGTCTACAGCGCCATTGAGCGCCAGTTGCGCAATCGCCTTCGCCTTGCGCACCGGATGGTGATGGAGGAGACGGGCACGGAGGCTCCGCAGGTCGTAGCGGCAGTGTTCGAGCAGCTGTGCTTTCGATACGACGAAGCGCATCCACCGCTGGCGCACTGACAGTCCCTTAAGGCAATAGGTCAAGCTGCCCCCTATCGCCTGCGTTCGGTCGTCGGAGTACCCACCACTCCACATCCGGGCAAAGCTCCTCACACCGGACGCCGGTCAGGCGCTCGATCGTTGGGCAATGCTCCGGAGGGGTCCGCCGACCGTCGAGCTTCCATTGGTGCAAAGCCCCTTTCGATACGCCGAGCTCGGTCGCCAGCCCTTGGGCCGAACCGTAGATCTGCGCTGCGCGGTCGAGCGGATGAATAGAAGAGGTATCCATAATGCCGAGAAGTATAGATTCTCTAGACTTTGTTGGTCAAGAAACTCTAGCCCTCCCAGGTATAGGGATTCCATACACTGGCCTGATGAATATCGGCGAATGGATCCGCGCTGCGCGCAAGGCTGCAGGCATCAATCAAGAACAGTTAGGCGAGTCGCTCGGCGTCACTAAAGGCAACGTGAGCGCTTGGGAGAACAACCGCCACGAGCCCAGCTACTCACAGATGCTCAAAATTGCAGAACGTGCGGGCTGGCAGCTGCCCCTGCCTGGGCTGTCGATGGGGATTGCAGATTGGCCGTTCCGCCGCATTTCGCCAACGCAGTTGCGCAGCCTGCCTCCGGAGGAACTTATTCGAGCGGAGGCGATGGTCGAGGTCGTCGTCCGAGAATGGGCGAGCAATCTCGACAAAAGCGACGGCGACCCTCTACCGACCGGAACCCACGGTCGCTAAAGTCTGCTGCATTGGGAACGTCTTCCACGGCGTGCCGTTTGGCCGCCGTTCATTTGTCCTCGATGTATCCGTAGACGACAAACTCCGTCAAAACCGTGCGAAAAGTCCTGCCACGGCTTCCCCGCCAACACGCACACACCCCAAAGGTATAGATTTCCTTGACTGAAAAAGGATAGTTTTTCTATACTCGCGCCGTTGTCCCTTACAACGGAGCTCAGCGTGAACCCCTTCAACGCCCCTGATGACGAAATTTCTGCCCATTCGCTGGCAGATGCTTTCGTCGATGAAATCCGCTCGTACCTCCTCATGGTTCGACGGCATTGTCTCGCCTGCCGCCTCGTCGGCAGCATCCCCCACGCCTTCAGCGAGTCCGAAACCCAGGCATATCTGTCCGCCCTGATTGATTTCGCGGCGCGCGTCCTTCCCGTCGCGCACCTGCGCGATATCGAATGCGCGGCCCTCGGCGCGCACCACGAAACCCGATACCTGCTCCGCCGCACCTGGGCGTCAGTGAACGAGTACAGGAGGGCATGAGCCATGGGCACAAAGACCAAAGCCACTGTTTGTCTCACGCTTGCCGCTGTCGCTGTCGTGACCAGCATCGCAGCACTGTTCTCGCTGGCGCAGATCACTGTCAACAACGACGATCGATTGTTCAAGGCGGACGACGATCGACGCGAGCGCATGATCGCGCGCGCTTGCGAACCGAGGGGCAAGCTCTTTCGCGAGCCCAGCTCCGGATCCTACGCCTGCGTCTACACGAACGCCGACGGCGAATCGTTGGTACGAGCCGTCCCGGACGCGCCGTACCTCGACGCTTGGGAGCCGCCGACCGGCGGCGCTTACGTCGCGCGCAGGTGATCCCATGCGATCGCAGCCGTCCCGGGAAGACCTGCTCCTCGCTCTGCGCAAGACAAAGTGCCCTCTCGACCTCGAGACGGCCATGTCCATCCCCGCCCTTGCGATCGCTCTGACCAACACGGCGGAATCGTTGGCCCGCCGGCGAGCTTCTCCCATCAGGGACCAGCTCAAGCGCTACGTCGGGAAAGCCGACTGGCGCTCCCTCGCCGCCAATGACGACTAGAACCGGACCGAACATGACCACATCCTACTCCGACAAAATTTTGCAGGCGCTCGCTCAGCGAGGCCGCTTGAACTGCCGCCAGCTTGCCGGCGCGATCAGCCACGATTTCAAGAAGACGACTCAATTGGTGGGCTTCATGCGCACCAACAAGAAAATCAAAACGTCCGGCCTGGTTGACGGCCTTGCCGCGTACGAGCTGACGGAAGCCGGCCGAGCTCTGCTGCCGAACGAAAGCCTCAACGGTCCGGAGACTGCGTCACCCCCGCGCTCGATCGACGACTTAGCCGACGCCCAGCTCCGCCCCGCCAGATCGGCTGCCACAAACACGCAGCGGCCGGTTCAATCCCCACCGGCCCAGCACTCGCAACCTGAACCCGCCGTCGACAGGTCGAAGCCGAGCACGCGCCCGCCGATGCCTACCGTCCGCTTTGAGGCGACGAAGTTCGGCATGCTCAGCACCGGCGAATTCCTCATTCTGATCGGTGAGCGGGCGATCACCATCCGAGCCGCGGACGTGCCAGTCATGCGCGCACAGCTCAATGCCACGCCGGCAGGGGTTGCGAAATGACCGCCCGTCCGATCGAACTCCGAGCACAGGCCAAGCGCCAGATCTCCGCCGCACGCGCCTTTGTCTCTTCCCTTCAGACCCTCGCGCTGCGCTCCGGCGCTGCCGCCCACGATCGCGACGAGCTCGCCCAGCAGCTGCAGCGCCTGGAAGCAGAGACCGAGGGCCTCGCCCGCATCGTCTACGCCGGCAGCGCGCCGGATAACCACCAAGCCTAGGACACGCCATGACCGCTGAAACCACCGTCGCAATTGCCGCCGAGGCGCCGCAATCCACCGAATGGGAAGTCACAGAGGATTCGCCCCGCGAGTACGTGGAGGCCGTGTACCCGCGCGACGACGTCATTCCGTCCAAGACCAACCCGCGCAAGCGCTTTGATCAGGAGGCTCTGCAGGAGCTCGCCGGCAGCCTTCGCAAGCACGGGATCCTGCAACCGATTCTTTGCCGCGCCCATCCCTCCGAACCGGGCAAGCTCGAGCTGATCGCGGGCGAGCGTCGTTGGCGCGCCGCCGGCATTGCCAAGCTGACGCACGTGCCGGTCCGAATCATCGCCGTCGACGACCTCGAAATGCTTGAGCTCCAGGTGATCGAAAACCTGCAGCGCCAGGACCTTCACCCGATTGAGGAAGCGGAGAGCTACGAAGCCCTGCTCGCGGCTAACAAGGACAACCCTGAGTACGGCGTCAATGAAATGGCGTTGCGCCTCAAAAAGTCGCGCGCTTATATTTACGCGCGCCTCAAGTTGTGCGACCTGCAGCCGGAAGCGCGCACGGCATTCTACGAGGACCAGCTCACCGCCTCCGTCGCGCTCCTCGTCGCACGAATCCCCGTGCGTGAGCTGCAGCTCAAAGCGCTTCACGAAGTGACGACCGGCGAAACGGAGGAGTACTACTCCGGCGATGAGGGCCCTATGTCCGCCCGCCGAGCAGCTGAGCATATCCAAGACAACTACATGCTCGAGCTCAAGCGCGCAGTGTTCCCTATCGCCCAGGCCGACCTGCTGCCAACGGCCGGCTCCTGCACAAGCTGCATCAAGCGCACCGGAGCGCAACCCGAACTGTTCTCGGATGTGGAAAGTGCAGACGTCTGCACGGACCCTTCGTGCTTCGACCAAAAGAAGCAGGCCCACGTCGCCAAGCTGGCGGAAGCCGCCAAGCAGGCCGGACAGAAGGTCATCCAGGGAAAGGAAGCGGAGAAGATTTTTCCGGGCGAGCATTCGTACCCTCGCGGCTACGTCAAGCCCGACGCGAGCTCCTGGCAGCACAGCACGGGCGGGAAGTCCTATGCCGAAGTCCTCGGCGACGATCTACCCCCAACCGTGATGGTCGAGAATCCGCACAGCGGCGAGCTGATCGCCATGGTTCCGGAGAAGGCGATTCTCAAGGCGCTGTCAGACAAGGGCATCACGTCCAGCGCGGACGCACACAGGGAACGGATGAAGAAAGAGGAGGCCAAGGCCAAGCTTGAGCGCGAGTCGCGCCGGGGGACGCTTCAAAGCATCCACGCCGCAGTATCGGAGCGCATCAGCGCGGGCGAAACGCTCAAGCATGAGGATCTGCTCATGATTGCTCAGGCTTCCATGGCGCGGCTGTGGAACGATCGCAGGCCGACTGTATGCCGCCTTTGGGGATGGGACCCCAAGAACCACGATGAGGTGCGAGCCGGCGTCGACGGGCTCTCCGCTGGCCAGCTAGCGCTGCTGCTCATGGAGATCGCGATCGCACCTGAGCTGGCGGTTAATTCCTACTCCACCAACGAGCCGACCTACCTCAACGCGACGGCCGAGCGGTACGGCGTCGATCCCAGCGCCGCCAAGAAGACGCTCCGCGCCGAAGCTCGGGCAAAGGCCAAGCCCAAGGCGCAGAAGGTCGACCAGGGCGCCGCCAAGAATACAGCCACGAAAGGCAAGCCCAGCCAGGTCGATGCGCCGCATTCGACGTCGACTCCCCCGCCCGCGCCCAAAAAGAAGGTCGGACGCACGAAGAAGGCCGCGCCGGCACCGGCCGCACCCGACGTCGCGACGAACCAGGTCGACGGCCAGACGGACGCCAGCGCTCCCACCGCCGCCAGCACCGGCGCGGAAGTCTCCACACCGGCGAAGAAGCCGGCTAAGCGCGCGAGCAAGGCAACTACGCCGCCACCTCCGGTTGAAGACAAACCGCAAGATTCCGCTGAAGAGCCGGGCATCGCGGCCTATGACGACAGCCACTGGCCCTATCCGAAAAATGAATTCAACAGGGGAGAGAAAAATGTCTGAGGGATATCAACCGAAGCCGCAGGCGATGCCCCTGCCGCCAGGACCGCGAAAAGCCACCTGCCCTGCAGCTGGGCAGGGGCGAAAGCCTGTCGCAACTGTGCGAGTCACAAACAAAGGCTATGCGATGGCGCTGAGTGCCTACGTTGCCTACGCGCTGCCGGAAGGCCTCCACTATCTTTATGCCGAGGCCCAGGGCTACGAACACGTGTCCGATGCCGCTCGCGCCGTAATGGCCGAACGCCAGCGCCAGGTCTGCGCCGAGGGCTTTGACGCGGAGCGCGATGACCGCTATACGCAGCACGAGTTGGCCGACGCGGCAGCCTGCTATGCCTCCAGGTTTTCGCTGCAGAACGTTCACGGGGTGCCTGACATTTGGCCCTGGCCCGCCGCGTGGTGGAAACCCACCACGTATAGGCAGGACCTCGTGAAGGCTGGCGCCTTGATTCTCGCCGAGCTTGAACGCCTGGACCGACTTGTCGGCAAACCACAACGAAACGGAGCTGGATCATGAACCGCGATCGCTTCTTCTATTCCAACTGGGTGCTGCTACTTTCCGCTCTTGTTTGGTTCGCTTGCGCGGTCATTGCTATCGCATCCGGCAATGCCCTGCACGCCTCCATCGCCGTCGCCGCCATGGTCGGCGCGAGCGTGCTGGCGTGGCACGTGTGGCACCAGCAATTGGTCAACCTCGAGGACTGCCACGCCGTACCGCCCGTCATTCCTATCTACGCAGCACCGGTCCAGCGCGATGAGGATGGCTACTGGACTCACCCGAACATGCCCCAATTCGAGGAGAGCGAGGCCGCAAAAGGCCGCGCTTGGCTTGCTGCAACAGGCCTGGAAACGCATGTTGCGTACTTGGAGGATGAAGCGATCGACCACCCCGCTTGCGCACGGTACTGGGGAGACGAGGGGTCTGCGGACGTCAGTGACTGGGAACCGCCCAGACCAAGTGGAAACGGCTGGTTCGTGCTGTCGATTCATGACACGGAGGATTGGGGGCCGATCTGCGCCTGGGCGCGTCACAAGGACGCCGGCCGGTCCGCGCAACTCAGCGCTCAGGGAAAGGAGAAGAGCGATGCGTGAACGCCCCATTCTGTTCAGCAGCGCCATGATGCGCGCGCTGCTGAAAGGCACGAAGACGCAGACGCGGCGAATCGTGAAGCCGCAACCGCCCTCGCCCAAGGATGTTCACGCACTGGCCGGCATCGACTACAGCTGGATCGTGCCTGATCGCCCCGGCCTCGACTATCACCGCCCCACTGGCCCGGTGTGGGCGGTGCGTGAACTCATGGGAAGGGAGCCGCAACTACGGTGCCCTTACGGCCAGCCGGGCGACCGTTTGTGGGTGCGCGAGACGTTCGTGCAAGGCTTCCCGTATGACTCGCTGCAGGACCGCCACCTTCAGTATGACGAAGACGGCAACGAGCTGCCGATGAAGACGTGGTATCGCGCGACGGACTCGGGCATCGGCTGGGCCGATGACGACGGTTTCGAAACTAACGTCCCGTGGCGACCCAGCATCCATATGCCGCGCGCGGTATGCCGCTTGGTGCTCGAGATTACCGGAGTGCGCATCGAGCGCCTGCAGGATATCAGCGAGGCGGACGCGATCGCCGAGGGCTGCACTAACAGCTTGAATCTGCCCGGAGGCCGATTCGCTAGAGAGAACTTCGCGCACCTATGGTGGACGATTCATGGCGATGACTCATGGGAATCTAACCCCTGGGTTTGGGCCGTGGAGTTCCGCGTCCTGGCCAACCCCGAAGGCAAGCACGGAGGCAACGATGGTCACGCTGCATGAGGACCAACTGCGCGAGATGCTCGAGGAGGCGGCGCGACGTGGAGCGCACACCGCCTTTGAGGAGTTGACGCTGTACCATCTGAAGGACGCATGTGCGCGCTTGCGCATGAGCTACAACACGCTGCAGAAGCGGATCCACGAAGGCAAGATCCAGACGGTCGACGGACGCATCACGGGCGCCGAGATCCGGCGATATCTCAAGCTCAA